ACCACTTTCTGTCGTGTCTACGGCAGCGGCGGCTACAACGGCAGCCGTGCCTCCTGGTCGGCGGCGGTGGCCCCCGGCTTTTCCGTCTAATCCTCCGCAGAGTATCCCGGCCTGATCCGCCCGCGAAAGCGGGCGGCCCATCGGTAGAAGGGATGGGCCGAGAGGGCGAAAAAAAATAATGTCGGGCGCGAAGCGCCCGACGCGATTTTTGAAATTTTGGCCTCTTTCCAATTCTCTCTATCGAAAAGCGATATTTTGCAACGGCCCCGGTTATAGGACCGGGGCCGCCGTCTTTGAGACCGAGGCGCTTTGTGCTATAATCGGCCCCAGCAGCGCCAGGAAAAAGAGGTGAAACTATGTCGGTCCTAAAGCAAAAGCGGACCACCAGCAAAGCCGAGTTCATTAACACGGCAGCGCAAATCTACGTGGAAACGCTCAATTTTCTATCCAGGCTTTCGGCCCGGTATTCCCGCCTGGTGGCGGAGCCGGTTGCCAAGCTGGCCGGTGAAGTGCTGGACCACGCCGAGAAGGCCAACAGCATCTTCCCGTCCGACGCCCAGCGGATCGAGCTTCGCAAGGCCCATCTGCTGGAGGCCAGGGCGTCCCTGATGGCCCTGGACGTGCGCCTGACCCTTTGCTATGAGGTGATGAACAAGAACCCGGAAGGGTGCTTTACCACCTCCACTGGCAAGACCGTGGACGCCAGCAAGGCGACGGAGAAGTTGGACAAAATGGCCCAGAGCCTGGGTGAGCTTATCGACAAGGAAAACGAGCTTCTCAAGGGCGCTGTAAAATCGTTAGGCCAACGGCAAAGACCCTAAACCCGATATTGGGTGTGTATCTGATAACCGACCAGTGGCGGTGTGGGCGTGGTCGCGCTCGCCCTACTCCAACAACAACAACAATTTCTGTAATGTCAACAACAACGGCAACTACAACAACAACAATGCCTCCTGGTCGGCGGCGGTGGCCCCCGGATTTTGCTTTATGCGAGGTCAAACGGAGTAGCAGGGCTGGTTTTATCCGGCCCAGGTGAAAGACGACCGAAGCAAAAGGAGATGCACTTCCCTGGGTGGAAATCCCTAAAACTGCCCCTTGATGTTCCCGCACGGACGCTTCTTGCATGGCGGGGGATCGTGCCTTACCCCGTTTCATGTGCTGGAACAAAGCAGATTAGACGGCACCCTACAATTCATCTGTACGAGGTTGGCGAACACTCTATGAACAGTCAAGAACGCCGAGAGGCAAGGTATCAGCGCCGCCGAGCAAGGCGGCAGGAAAAGAGGGAGGCCCGCTGCGCCGCCCTCGGCCCCATCGACAAAGTGTTTTCATTCCGCAAAATGTTCTATTACGGTAAAAAGTGCTGTAATGGGGTGCGGTGGAAACAGTCGGTGCAGAATTTCGAGACCCATCTGTTCTCCGGGACGGCCCGACGGCGGCGGGAGCTGTTGGACGGGAAATGGGCACCCAAAACAGGGTCGCACTTTATTTTGCGTGAGCGGGGCAAAGTGCGTCCTATTGATGCGCCCAAAATCGCGGACCGGCAAATCGAAAAGGTACACAGCAACGAGGTCCTTGTCCCCCTCTATACTCCCAGCATGATCCACGACAACGGGGCCAGCCGGAAGGGGATGGGGCTGCACTATACCTTCATGCGACTAAAGGACCAGCTACGCTGGCACTTCCGGCACCATGGCCGGGAGGGGGCCGTGGCGCTGCTGGACCTGAAGCATTTCTTCCCCAGCGCCCCGCATCAGACCATATACCAGCGCCACCAGCAAATAATCCTAAACCCAGACCTGCGCCGGGTAGCCGATACCATCATCCAGCACTCTCCCTGCCCGACGCCGGGCCGGGGGCTGCCGCTGGGAGTAGAACCCTCCCAGCAGGAAATGGTGGCCCTGCCAAGCCCCGTTGATAACTGGGTGAAGTGCCAGGCGGGCGTCCATTGCGCCGGGCACTACATGGACGACTATTACATCATCCTGCCGGACGTGGAGCAGCTGAAGAACGTGGTCCGGGAAATGGTCCGGCGCTTTGAAGCTATGGGCATCCGTGTCAACAAGCGGAAGTGCCAGATCATACCCCTGACCAAACCCTTCCGTTTCTGCAAGGCCCGGTTCACCCTCGGCCCCACCGGCAAGGTGACCGTCAACGGGAGCCGGGACGGGATCAAGCGGGCCAGGCGCAAGCTGAAGCTGTTCTATCGGGAGTTCAAAGCGGGCAAGCGGAACTTCGAGGACGTCGAGCAATACATGGAGTGCCAGGGCGCATACTACCGCAATTTCAACGACCACGGGCGGCTTCTCCGCCTGCGGCGGATCTATCACGCCATCTTTTTTGGAGGTGCACAATGTTCAAAATCACAAGAAACGGGGAAAGCCTCGGCATGACCGAGGCCCCCAACTATATCAAGCTGACCGAGAACGGCAGCTATAACCTGTGCCCGGAGCCGGAGGCTTCGGGCATCGCTTTTGCCGGGAAGGTGTACCATCTTCTGGGCCGGGCGGCCATGGAGGGCGTGGACACCGTCATGCTGGAGGAAGTCGACGCTGGCGACGAGATCGTCAAGGCCAACGAGGCGGGCAGCATCACATTTGTCACAATGGCCGAGGCCGGGGCCATCGACGCCACCACGGCGGCGGAGCACGCCGAGCTGTTCTCCCCCTGGGCCTATCCTGTCAGCTACAAGGTCGGCAATATCCGCCGATATGGCGGGGCGCTCTATAAGTGTGTCCAGGCCCATACCTCCCAGGCCGATTGGACCCCGGACACCGCCGCCAGCCTGTGGTCGGCCACGTCTGACCCAGCGGAGGAGTGGCCCGCCTGGAGCCAGCCCGTCGGAGCGCACGACGCCTACAACGCCGGGGCCAAGGTTTCCCACAACGGCAAGCACTGGACCAGCAACCAGGACGGGAATGTGTGGGAGCCGGGGGCCTTCGGCTGGACCGAAGCCGTGGAGGGCTAAGCCGTGGAACACATCCGCTATATCGCCCGACAGCGGGCCAGGTTCAAGGGCCTCTCCGGCCCTGTCAATATCCCGTGGGGGGCCGCTCTCGAAAACGAGGGCGGCTTCCTTATGTGGCGGGGGGAGCAGCTTTGCGCCGCCACCAGTCAGAACGCTTTCGACTTCTTTTCCCATGACGACGACGGCCAGGGCCGGGAGCGGGGGGCGCTGGTGACCGCCATCCTGGCCCGCCTCCAGCCCCAGAACCCAGGGGACGCCTGCCAGGCCCGCTGGGATAAGGTATGGGGTGACGCCCTGTGCCAGCGATACCGGCGGCCTGAACACGAGGACCATTGGATATGGTCCTATGACTTCTACAACGCCCCGACGGTGGACCTCTGGCATATTGCCAGGCTGATCGGAGCCAAACCCAAGTACAAGTAAACGTGAGGCAAGGCGAGGTGTGGAAACGCACCCCGCCTTTTTATATGCTGGCCGCCTCAAATTCACAGGAAGGGGGTGAAGGGCATGGAGGGCATTGTCGTGGCACTGATCGGCCTTGTCGGGTCTGCCGTCGGTTCCCTGGTCGGTATTCTGACCTCCTCCAAGCTGACCAACTATCGGCTGGAGCAGCTGGAGAAGCGGGTGCAGGCCCACAACAACCTGATCGAGCGGACCTACAAGCTGGAGGAACGGACCGAGCTGCAAGAGGAAAAAATCAAGGTGGCAAACCACCGCATTGAGGACCTGGAGAACGAGGTCCGGCAGAATTAAGGAGGATTTTTATGGAGTTCATTTTTGACAACTGGTACATCATCCTGGCCCTCGTCGCCATCCTGGCGTCGGTGGGCATCGCCGTGTACCGCTATTTCAATCTGCCCAGCGAGGCCCAGCTTGCCAAGGTCCGGGAGTGGCTGCTGTGGGCCGTCACCGAGGCGGAGAAGGAGCTGGGCGGTGGCACGGGAAAACTCAAGCTCCGCCAGGTCTATGACCTTTTCGTGACCCGCTTCCCGTGGCTGGCCCGGATCGTCCCCTTCGACCTGTTTTCTTCCCTGGTGGACGACGCCCTGGAGGATATGCGGGATATGCTGAAAACGAACCAGGCCGTCAAGGCCCACGTCAACGGAGAGGGTGTCAGCAATGAATAAAAAGCCTGTCAGCTACCTCCAGACGGACCCCCGGTGGAAGAACAAGCCGTATCGGGTGCCCGGCGAAACGGCCACCATTGGCGACTCCGGGTGCGGCCCCACGGCGGCGGCCATGCTGATCGAAACCCTGACCGGCAAGACCTACACCCCGGAGGACGCCTGCGCCTGGTCCGTCGCCCACGGGTACAAGGCCCTCAAGGCCGGCACTTACTACGCCTACTTCGCCCCCCAGTTCGCGGAGTTCGGTATCAAGTGCTGGCAGCTGTCCTGGACCAACGGCTACCACAACCCCAAGGCCAAAGTCCACGACCAGGCCCTGGAGTATCTGAAGCAGGGCTACTACCTGATCGCCCTGATGAAAAAGGGGACCTGGACCGGCGGCGGACACTTCGTCGTGGTCTGGTGGGCGGATAACAAAATCCGCATCAATGACCCGGCCAGCACCAAGGACAAGCGCCTGAACGGCGACCCGGCCACCTTCCGCAACGAGGCCGCCTATTACTGGGTGATCGACGCCAGGGCCTACAATAACGGCGGGGCGGCCACAGCGCCGGAGTATCGCACCCATACCGTGGTGGCCGGGGACAGTCTCTCCGCCATCGGGGCCAAGACGGGGGTGGACTGGAAAACCATCGCCGCTCTTAACGGTATCAGCAGCCCTTACACCATCCATCCCGGCCAGGTCCTGAAGCTGGCCGAGGAACCCAAAAAGGAGGACGACGACATGGATCAGGACAAGTTCAATAAGATGTTCGCTACGGCGATGCAGCAGTACCGTCAGGAGCTGCGGGACAACGACAGCGGCGACTGGAGCCGGGCCGCCCGGCAGTTCGCCATCGACCAGGGCATTTTCGCCGGGAGCGGTACGGCTACCGACGGCCAGCCCAATTTCATGTGGGAGGACTTCCTGACCCGTGAGCAGTGCGCCCAGGTGCTGTACCGCTTCGCTCAGAAGTTCGGCCTGGCATGACCGTCACCATAGGCGGCAAAAAGCCCCGGAGCCGCAAGAAAACCAAGCGGACAGACTACTCGAAGAAGATGATCATCGATATTCGGGCGCTGCTTTGGGTGGTAACGGTGGGTGGGCTGCTGCTGGCCGCCTACTGCGTCCGCACAGGTTACACCGGGGCGCTGCCCTGGTTGAGCGCCATGGTGGGGCTGCCCTGGACTGCCCACGGTGTGGTCTGCTCCAACTATCTCAGCATGGCCAAGTCTGACCACAGGCGGGGCGGGATCACGTTTGAGAGCGCAAAGGCAAAGGACTTCTCCCAAGTGGCCGAGGAGAGCGAGAACAGCCCCCCTATCTAATGTTTTGCTTCATCTAATCGCCCCAAAAACGAAAGGATGAAGCATATTGAATAGCTTTTTTGGATGGATTGGTGGCAAGCGCCAGCTGCGGAAGGAGATCATTGCCAGATTCCCTGCAGATGGCGTGGGCCGCTATATTGAGGTGTTCGGTG